AAAGAAAGATCCAAAATGACAGGCTCAGTTGGAGGGCTTTCAAATGTTGTTGTTGTGGTTGCCTGATATGCTTGATTTAAAACAACTTCACCTAAAGCTGTGGTTACAACGATTTCTCCAGAAGGAGATCCGTCAGGGTTTGGCAGAAGAATAAAAAGGCTTTCTCCTGTATCGGCTTCAACTGTGACAGTAAAGTCTGTGCCTCTGATACCTACAGTGGCACTATTTGTCCTTAAAACCATATTCTTTTTAGGTACAGAGCCTAACAAACCTGTTGTGAATCTTGCTGTGCCTTTTACGAAGTTTAAAGCTAATTTAGAGTTGTCTGGATTTGGGTCAAAAACAAATTCATCAATGATCACTTCTGAATGTTCTGTTATTTTTATCGTGGTATCATCAACGAAACGAATACCCATTCTACCTGCTTCTGTCTGTGCTTTATCGTATGACTGTATGCCAAAGTCAGTTATGACCTCGTAAGCCTTATCTCGTTCTACTTGTGCGTTGCCAGAAACTTCTTCTACAGATCCTATATCAGCAGCTTGTGGTTGTGCCTTGATCGTTTTGAATGACGCAAACAGTACCGCTATTATTATTAGAAAGTATCTTGAGCCAATCATTATCTAAAGTTGATGCTTGAGTTATGTTAAATGTTCTGTTGTTACCTGTATGATCTAAGTAAAAGTAACCGCCTTGATATCCGTCACCATCGTAATCAATGGTATTTGAATCACCATCAATGTCCATATAATTTGTTGCCAAATCAACATCTATATCTGCGTCAATAGTATTGCTATCCCCTTGTATTATCCAATCAAGATCAAGTGTTGATGCCATAGCTGCTGTAGCTTGATCTAAAGACATATCGTTTGAGTTACCTGTTACATCTACATTTAGATTAGAAGAATCAGCTCCGTAAGTATTTGTCGGATCTACTTGAATATCAAACACATTACTATCGCCATCAAATTCAAAAAAGCCTGTAAATGTATCTGATGTGATATCTCCCTTAAACAAGTTACTTGAACCTATTTGGTTGATATCTAAAGTCATCGTAGCTCCGTCTAAGTCTAAAGGTGTCATAGAACCTGCTGTGGCATTCTGTCCACCAATAAGGTTTCCAGATCCTAATTGTTCAACATCTAAATTAAGGGTTGCTCCTACTTGATCAATAGAAACTTCGTTATCAGCCCCTAAGACTACTACAGTCATCATCAATACACTTAGGTATCTCAATATCATCGTACCTCCAAAGGTTTTGCTCAATACCCTTCTCTATGATTTTGAGAACCGCAAATTCAATAGCGGATTGCAATGCAATAGTTACTGATTCATTTTCCACATTTCCATTCTCTATTTCAACTAATTCTGTGTCGTCTTTGACGAATCTAAATACATCTCCTGACTGTCCATGACTCAATATGGTTTTTGTGGTTGTTACTTCTAATAATATGCGTCCAGAAAGCACAGAAACGAGTCGTAAGCTCAATGTCACTGTGTCTTGCCTATATTGCCTACTTATACCAATTCCGAGCAATCTAGCCCCATTTCCGCCTGATCTAACATTTGACTCATAGCCCACGATAGCCCCCTCAAATAGCATTCCTGCAAATAATAATGGCTTTAGTTTCTGCTCATCTTTGAAATCCTGTCTGGAACTTCTAATTATCTGTCTTTCTTTTGTCAGGTTGTCTAAGCCAACTCTTTCTACGACTGTAAAAAATCTACCTCTAGCAGCGTCTTTCAAGGCTTTGATCAATAGATTGGCAGGGGCTTGAGTAACAGCAGTAGAAAATGAAGCATAGGTACTGTTAGATCTTCTTTGCCCTGTCATATCAAGGAAGGCATTTGGATAAACCGCTACCACTAATTTTTCTTTGGGTGGCGACAAGTATTCAAGCTCGTAATTTATAACATCATGTAAATGCGGATATTTTGATATACGGAAGTTATCTAATTTGTTTTTTGGTAATGCTCCGCAGCTAGAAAGTAAAACTATTGATAGGGAAAGTAATGACAGTAACATGACCTTCCTCATCTGTAATAGTAAGCGTAATCGTTTCATCGTCTGACTCATATTCAATGGTATTACCTTCTAACTCAATAGAACCCTCCTTTGAGGCAGTTTCTCCGAAAAGATTTTCTACAAGTTGCCTTGATAGTTGTGCATACACTCTGCTTTCTAAGTTACGAATAAACCTAGATAATGTTGTGTTGTTTTCTTCCCTTTCTAATTCTTCTGCTAACGCTTTTATTTCTTCTAATAATGTTTTCTTCCTGGTGTGTTCTTGATTTTCAATGGTCAGATAGTGTTGTGATGTATTGAACCCAGAAAAACTAGGTGATTTAAATTTAAAAACCATTTCGTCTGTAAAGACAAAGTTAGAAAACAAAACCAAACAAAGAACTAGTAACACAAAAAATATAATTGTTCTTAGCTGTCTTTTTTTATATTCCCACCAATCTTTCATTAGTCTTTCCTCTGATCGTCTCTATCTGCTTTTGCTATTTTATCTTTTTGTACTAATTGCGGTACTCCTAACATGGTTTTCAATAAAGTATCTTGCCTGATTATCTCATTATCTACACTTCTGACTCTATCAATCAGGGCAACCAAAATACCTTGTTGTGCATCTAATTTAGTTTGTAATCTATCTTCCATAGCTTTAAGTTGTTCGTTGACCTTATCATCAACCACATCTATTTTAGACTCCATTCCATCAATAATTCTATTGATAAGTTTCCAAACAAAAATTCCCAGACCTAAAGCAGCAGCAACAGGGAAACCTAGTTCTGTTATAAGTCTTACTATATCGTCCATTATGTCGGTTTCGTTGGAAAAACAATATCTTCAATAGAGTTTTCTTTCGTATATGAATTTGTTAAATCTCTAAGTTGTTGTCGGTAGGTAGCCCATTCAGCTTTTTTTTGATCAGATAAAGGCGAGTCAGCAGCTTGTGTCCAATCACATTCTTCAAGCATTAAATTCCTTTTGTTTCTTAACCATGCCATTGTTTCTGGCATTTCAAAAGTTTCGTCTGTAATAGAAGTGTATAAACTCATGCTGATAACCCTATTACATGAAGCGATACATTACCAAGACCTTTTTGACTTGATGCATTATCAGTAATATTATTTTGTCCACCATGAACCCTTAAATGTACTGTTGAGTTTGACGATAAAGTAACTTTAAGAACTCTTGTAATCGTTGGTCCTAAAACCTTTGCGTCAGCTCCTGCCTCTTGAACAAGACCAGAATGTGCAAAAGGTGTACTAGCAGCATCAGATGAATTAGATGCACTCAACACCATTATGACATCAGAAGTACTACCAAATGTGCCAACTACTCCACAAGTAGCAATGACCATATAATCTTTACTATTACCGCCTTGATGAACAGGAGTTGAGAATGATTGGTTTATGATAGGGTCAAGAGTAAAAGTGCTTCCACTTACTAAGGCTTTATGTGGATCACTCGTTAAGGTTGAAAAAAAGAATAAAAGACTAAAATTAAATTCAGTTGTGTTATTGGCTGTAGCTACTGCCCCAACACTTCCACCTAATGAGCCATTCGCTGCATGGCTTCCTATAGATATATTGTTACCTAAAATATTGTCATTTACTGCTGAATCTTCAAGCTCTCCTGTATCTACCTTTTGGAAAGTAGCATTACCAGCTGAAACGAAACCAGACGAATGCGTACCACCATGATTGATTGCTCTTACCCAAAAGTAATAAGTTTGATTGAAAGATAACCCATCTTGAATACCAAAATCTGCTTTGCTAACAGCACTTGGTTCTCCATAAACTGTTTGCACTAAATTAGTATCATTGGTTGGTGTCGTACTGTTTGTTTTTCTATATATTTTTACTGCTCTTAAATCACTGTTTGAAGGGTTAGTCCATTGAACTCTAATACCAAAAGCATTACCTGTAGTAACAGATGCACTTGAAGGACTGTTTGGAGCAGCAGTCGGTTGCGTTATTGTGATGTTACTGAAATCTGTAGCACTTGAATAAACATTGTCAAAAGTAAAATGTCTTACCCTGACATTATAAGTTTGACCTACAGTCACATTCGGTATGACTGCTATTGTCTGACCCTTGCCTGATATTTGAGATGTATAAGTAGAATCTGAACTTAATTTATATTGAACTTCTGTACCCTGTATGGCTTCGTTTGAGGCATTTGACCAAACAACTTTTATATTTACTTTGGTTGTTGTGCCATCAATGGTTGCTGTTTGATTTATAGATCCTGCTGTTGGAGCTGTTACAGTCAAAGCCCCTGATGTTAAATCACTTCCCTCTGCCTGTATGGTTGAATACTCATTGGTGGCAAAATCATAAACGCTTGTGCTGATTTCTTTCAAATCTAACTGACAAGCAATAAAAGGGTTGTCATCGCCTTCTAAGACCATGTTGACTGCCATCACTTCAAATAACTTATTGCTGAAAGATAATCTTTCGTTAGTGATTTGGACATAATCTGCAGGTTGTAACTGTAGAAATTTTAGTGTTGTAGTTACCCTTATAGTTGTTGTTTCTCTTTGATGTAATAAAGCAATCTTCCCAAGCCTTTGTGCCATTGTGTTTGATGTGGTGAAAGGCAATCTGACTTCCATAGTTTTGACAAAATTGGCTGAATTTTCACCACTTGGAGTATCGGCAGATAAGAAAGTTGAGTTTTGTAATATTGGTGTATCTGTAGGTATAAATTTTTGGTTTTCGTCAGAAAACATTGTTTTCACAGTGTTATACAGATCTCCTTGCATACTTTTGGTTGTGACTGCAATTGGTGAAAGGCAATCATCATCTGTTATGGTTAAACTTGCTGTCTGATTAGCTCCTGCAAACGCATTAAACTTCCCATTAGAGTAAGTCATAGTTCCTGCCATAGAACTTGTTATACCTGCGATTATATCTTCTCTAGTTGCAGCAAAATTTGTGAATCCATTACATTCATATCTTTGCTCTGTCGTACTTCCATCTGCAAGGGTTACAGATTGCTCACAAGTATTGGCTGCTGCAGCAAAACCACCTGCATTTGTAGTGTCGTTTATTTCACTTGAGGTAACACCAACACCATAACTTGTATCTGTTAGGATATCTCTTAAAACTAATGCAGGATTATTACCAATAACTTTACCTGTGCTATCGGTAAAAGCTGTTTGCGAAGTTCTAGGGTCAAATAATTTTTTACCTTTTACTTCAAAGCTAATATTAGGAACATTCGGTAATTTTTCAGAGTCATATACCATTTGCATGTAAACATAAGGACAATTTTTGAAGATGTGGGTGTTTGGCACTGAGGTCGTATTTAGTTGTGCCTGTGCAAACCCATCTACTGCTGTTTGTGTTCCATCGTGAAAAGTAAATCGTATCAATGCCCCAGATCCTAAATTATTTGGGTTATCTGAGTTTTCAAAGAAATTAGCTGTAACAGTATGAACAGTTTCACCATTTATAGATGATGATGAAGTTTCAGATCCTAAAGCTAAAGCCTTATCGTTAATAAATACTTTTTGTAAACTATCTATAGGATGACCTGCTAATACAGTGAATATGTGTAAGACGGAGTTGTCTGTTCCAGATGTTTCTATCTGAGTAAAAGTACCACCTACCCTGCATTGACCATAAACAATCTGTCTTGGGGCAGTAGGGTTTTTTGTACTAACTTTAGTTCCGAAGTTGTCGCCTAATCCAGAAGGAAGTTTTTTGGCGGTCATCATGGATATGCCTGTAGAAACAAAAGCCATAGTTGCAGCAAAGGCTATAGCTGCCCCTGCTGAACCCTGTGTTAGACCAAATATTGCAGGAGCTGCTAAACCTCCTGCTCCGCCTGTAGCAACTGTTATTATGCCTACTACTGCTGCTGCTAATATAGCTGATTTTGCTGCTTTAGCCATCTATTCTCCACACCTTCTTAGCTACATGATTATCTCTATAGGTGTAACCATAATCTGTAATACACACAATAAGATTGCCTGTGCAAACACCCATCAATTCTTCAAAGTTATTTTCACTATCCTCTAAAAGAACAATATCTCCTGCAGTGATAAATGCTTTGTCTAAAGTAGAAAGACCTGCTTTTTTAAGATACTTACTAGCAACCTTGTTTAATGTTTTTCCATTCTCCTTGATAAACATAAGAGCTTCTTTTTTATTAGACCAACTTTTTTTTAGTATCTTCTCGCCTGTCATAGCTTCTATTGCGTCAATGACTAATATGCAACAATCCCATTTTCCCCATTTGAATACATGATCTTGTTTTCCTTCCAAAAAATTAAATAAAAGCATTTCCCACTGTGGTAATTTTTTAATCATCTTCTGTCAAATTCTCTTGGGTCTCCTGCGGCAGGTCCACCACCTGAGTTGCCTCCTCCGCCACCGAGATTGCCGCTTGTAGAGGTTGTTCTGCCCCACAGGACTTCTTGATCTGCTAATTTTAGAACTCTATTAAAAGCAGTATCAGTTGTTCCTCCTGCAACGAACTTCTGTGATTCTTTGTTGTATCGCAGCATTGATGCTTTTTCTAAGTCAATAAGACGATTCTCTGCATTAACTGTGACAGTAGAACCAGTTGTATCGTCAGAAATGTTCATAGATGTCATTCTTCCTGTAAAAGCATTCATTACTCCTTTTACTTCGTTTGTACCACCATCTAAAAAACCGAAATGCACGATTAGCTTTCTATTTTGAAAATTTTCACTTAAGGCATAACTTAGAACTGTTTCGTCCATACCTGAAAGAGAAACAGTAATACCATTTGTTTTCATCTCTTTGGTTTCTTCAAAGCCACTGACTGCCAACAAAGTACCTGCCCCTGTGTAAGTTTCGCTATCTATCGTTATGTCGTCTATACCAGACCAAACTAATATATTGCCTGAATCAAAGAATCCTTTGACTGCAAGGAAAGGAAAAACATTTTCTTCTGATAAAGCATTGACTATAGATGAATCAAGACCTTGTCTTGTAGCCATTTAGATTTTCTCCTGACAACTAAAGGAGATCCGATATATTGAGTTCCTATCAGCAGACCAACTTATTTGATTGTCAATTAATCTGAAAAGACCTTTTGGTGAACTGAATTTTACTAGGTTGTTATCTGCTAAAGCTGATCGTAATTTAGGCTCTACCCCAACTGCAAACTTATTAGCTCCTCCACCTACTGCTGTTTCTGTTGCTGCCTCAGTTACCAAAAGAAGTTGCACAGGTTGACTTGTTGTACTTGTACCGCCTAGAACACCTAAATAATCTCCAACTGCAATAGTCCCTGCAGCAGAGTTACTTGTGGCTAGAAGCGATAAGCCTTGTGAACCTTTTATGTTTTGTTGAACTTTACAACCAGAAGTTCCTGTTTCGCCTGTAAGCGTGGAATCTACTATTACGACTGTATTACTTGTTACTGTCGTTATTTTATGTGTTCCATTGTTTGCTTCGTTATTTGCTCCTGTCACAACTATGTAGTCGCCTACTATTGCATTGGCAAATGTTGAAGCTCCTGCAGTTATCGTGCTACCAGAAAAGGTCAAAGCGACATTGGTGTTAGATATTCTAGCGTTTGCTTTCAAATCATCAGCATCGTATGTACCTGTGTTAGTCAAAGCGTCTGGATCTGCAAATTTAAAAACATTTCCTGTGCCTTTAAGTCTTGAAAGAAATGACTGCCAATTTACAGCAGTAGATCTATTCATAGGTGGCAAAGTTACATCTGCTGTCCAAAAGACATTATCAAATTCTTGTGTTTTTTGTTGTCCAGAAAACGGACTAATGGTTTGTCCTATCGCTCTTACTAAAGTGAACTCACTTGCCAAAAAATTAGGTGTTGTAGGCATTGTCAATTCTTTGCTCATCGCATACCTCTTCTAAATGAACCACCCCTCATGTTTGCTTCTAAGACAGCAGCTTTAGATACATCTGCTATTTGTGGCAACATTTTTGTTATCTCTGCTTTTACTGTCGGTACTACTCCTGTACTAAAGCTAATGTTTTGCACAACAGAAACACCGCCTCCACCCATAGCTGATTTAGTGTCAGCATTATTCATAATACTTCCTGCAGAGTGGGGAACAAAAAGCTCTGGACCTCTTTCCCCAACAAGCATAGGTCTGCCATGCGATGCTCTTCCTCCACCTGCACTTCCGCTTCCAGTACCTGCCCCTGATCCTGGTGTCATAAAAGAGCTTAATATTGGATCTATAATTTGCATCCTTAAAAAACTTGCAATTATTTCCGATATTATTGCTTTAGTAAAACTAGCAAAAGATTGCAAAGCGTTTTGTCCTTCTAATAAATTATTTGTTAAATCTCTAGCAAGATTTTGCCCTGCTTCTTTCAATACTGTATCTAATTCTGCTACATCTTGCGTAGCCTTCCCTGTAGCATCGCCTAAAAGCCCTAAAGAGTCTGTGAATGTTGGCATAGCAGATGTATCTACATTAAAAAGTCCATCTTCTAATAAATTTATCATTTCATTAAGTTGTCGCATTTTTTCTGTAGTCGCAGTTGCTTGAGCTAGAACAGCAGGGTTCGTAACTCCTAAATTATCAGCTAAAGTGCTGTCACCTCTACTTAGCTCTGCTAACCTTCTTCTAGCTTCCATGATAGCTGCAAGGGGATTATCTGCAGATATTCCTGTAACTTGAGAAAGATCATCAATACTACTATTCCCTGTTGACATACGGACTAACCTTGCTGATGCATTGGCTAATCTTGTTGCTTCGTCAGCAGCTCCTTTTAAAAGAGTTTCTAAGCCACCTTCAAAAATAGCGTTTCCTAATCCTTTGAAAGCAATGGTCAAATTAGATGTCTTAGTGGACAAGTTATCCATTTTTTCTGCCATTGCCCCACCAAACCTTTCTTGCATACCTGCAATTAAAAGATCTACCATCTGTGCAGCTCCCTCTGCTGTTTGACCAAATTTAGATAACTCAAGTCTAGTGACACCTAACGCTTCTGTTAGAATTTTCGTTGCAGGAATACCCCTATCGTCAAGTTGGTTTATTTCTTCTAAACCTAATCCACCTGCGGCAGACCTAGAAACTAACCTCACCATTGCTTCAAATGCCCCTAGCTGATCTACAGATGTTGATGCTGTATCTGCAAAGGTTTGTAGCATATCCATATTAGGTTCTATACCTGCTCCCTTAAGCTGAATAAATGCTTTTGAAACGCTTTCTATCTGGAATGGAGTAGTTTGAGCAAACTGTAATATTCTATTAAAAGCTCCCTGACCTGCATTGATAGAACCAAAAACAGTATTAAGTGAATCTCTCAAATCCTCAAAATCTGATCCTACTTGAGCTATACCTCGCACTGCAGCTATAGATCCTAACGCTGCTGCTGCAGCTCCTAATAGTGGTATCAACTTGCCAACAGAAGCTACCATTGGCACAAAAGCTCCTCTACCCTTTTGTGAGGTTCTACCTAAACTACCTTCAATGTTACGCAGTTTAGCGTTCAGATCTTTGGTATCTGCTTTTATCTCTACAATTAATTCGTCAACTGTTTTAGCCATTAGT